GCACTTGTCGCGCAGCGCATAGAGCCCGAGTTCGGTGATGGTAGCGCCCTAGACCAGGACCTCACTCGCCGCATCGTCTACATCTTGCAGATGGCCATCGGGGAAGGTCGGGAGCTTCAGTTGGTTCGCACGCTGCGTAAGAAGGAAGGCCACGACTAACGAAGGGCCTCGGGTTGGGGGTTGCTGAACATATCCACTATCCCGTATACTTAGAGTACGTCCGACGGGACGGCATAAACACGGAGATAGCCGACGGGCTATAAACGGCCGGTCTAACGCGAGACCGTTCTAAAGCGCGGCAGGCGTCAACCTGCTATCCAAAGGAATAACCTCATATGGCAATAACTAACATGCTGCCGAGCATTTGGAGTGCTCGCATTCTCGCAAAGCTCGAAAAGGCTTTGGTGTTCGCACAACCCGGCGTGGTCAATCGCAGCTACGAAGGCAACATTAGAGCCGACGGCGACAGGGTACACATCCACAGTTTCAACGACCTCACTGTCAGCTCCTACGTCAAGAACAGCACGAGCATCTCTTACGAAAATCTGACCGACTCCAGGGTCACGCTCCTTATAGATCAAAGTAAATACTTTGCTTTCTCCATTGACGACATAGACGCTGCGCAGATGCGGCCCGAGTTGATCGACGCTGCCTCAGACCGTGCGGCCTACCAGTTGGCAGAGGTTGCCGACCAGTACGTCGCGTCCCTCTACTCGGGCGCGTCGACCTCCAACCCAGATAACACGATTGAGACCTCGCAGTTCACCGCGACGAACGTCTACCAGAAGTTTGTAGACCTCTCAGTCTTGATGGATCAGGTGAACCTTCCGCAGGGTGGGCGCTTCGCCGTGGTGCCGCCGTGGACTAAGGGCCTGCTCTTGCAGAACTCTTCATTCCTTGCCGCTAAGTCAGAGGCCGTCTTGAACGGTGAGGTCGGCCAGATAGCCGGTATCCGGCTGCTTGTCAGCAACAACGTGAAGACGACGGGCACCTCACCTGTGGTCAGCCACATAATGGCCGGACATCCGTCTGGACTGGCATACGCCGAGCAGATCGTGAACCTCGAGGGTCTGAGGCTCGAAGGCTCCTTCGCTGACGCCGTTCGTGGCTTGCATCTCTACGGTGCGAAGGTGTTGGACGGAGCCCGACTGTTCGACCTCCAGGCTAGCCCGTAAACCTAGCCATCCTCTCCGTGGCGGGGGTGGAGCGGGCTCCCGCAACTTCGACCTACCAAAGGGCCCCAGGGGGGTGGTGAGTATTGAGGCTGTGTAGCGCTACAACAAAGGCCGGTAAGCCGTGCCAGAGACCCGCACAAGTTCACAACGGGCTCTGCATAGGCCACGACCCTGATAAGGCTGCAGAGCGCCGCAGAACGGCGTCTCGCGGCGGCAGGGGCAAGGTCAACAAAGAGGCCCGCGCCGTCAGGGAGTTAATGGACCACCTCACCGAGCAGGTGCTCTGTGGAGAGCTGGAGACCTCCATCCTGTATGCGGCCGTGGCAGCGCAGAACACGAAGCTCAAGGCCCTTGAAGTGGAGCGCCGTCTCGAGGAGGCCGACGTGCGAGCGGAGTTCGAGGAGCTGAAGCGTGAGCTTGGCATTAGTTAAAGAGATACGGCGGGTTCGAGATGCCTACCAACTGTCATCACGTGATGACATTCCCGAGGGCCCGGTAGAGTTCGCCATCTCCGTGGGCATCGACCCCGATCCGTGGCAGATGGAGGTCTTGGCCTCAGAGCACCCGCGCAAGATCCTGTGCTGCGGCAGGCAGACAGGCAAGTCGACCGTGGGCGCGGTGCTGGCTGTGCACAAGGCTCTCACCCGCGCAGGATCAACCGTACTCGTCGTGGCACCTGGGGAGAGGCAGGCGAAGCTACTGTTCAGTAAGGCGGCCAGTCTCTACAGGCAGGCAGGCTATCCACTACCTGCGCACAGCGAGCGCAGGACTGGCTTAGAGCTCTCCAACGGCTCCATCATCGAAGCGCTGCCAGCGGTCGAGAGGACGACCAGGGGATACAGCGTCGACCTCCTCGTCGTCGACGAGGCTGCAGCCGTCCCGGATCAGGACTACCACGGCATCTTGCCCGCCCTCATCGCAACGCAGGGCGAACAGGTTCTCCTCTCCACGCCGCGTGGTAAGCGTGGGTTCTTCCACGAACTGTGGCACTCGGACGACGACTGGCAGCGCGTCATGGTTCGATCTGATGAGGTAGGGCGCATTCGCGAAGAGGACCTCGAGGTCTTCAGGCACACGATGCCAGAGCAGTTCTTCAGGCAAGAGTTCTACTGTGAATGGCTGGATACCGAAGGCGGTCTCTTCAGCTACGAGGACATAGAAACCGCGCTCGCCCTCGGCGAGGACGTGCAGGCCTTAGAGATAGGAGACGAATGGTAAGCAGACTGCCCTGGTCGTATTGGGAGACAGAGACCCAGCCACCCCGGATGCCTAAGTATTCACCCAGGCGCTACTCGGTCGGCGTCGACTTAGGCCAGGCCAACGATCCGACGGCGATAGCGGTCTTGGAAAAGACGGTCGTGCCCCCACAGACGGCCTTGTTTGCGCCAGTGGGAGAGTCGCCCGGAAACCGCCTGGTCGAGGGCGACATCGTCTATGATCTCGTCTACCTGAAGAGGCCGAAGCTAGGGACGCCCTACGATGTGATCGCCCGCCGAGTTGCGGACCTCATCTGCGAACTCGAGCCGCAGGGTGCGTTCGGTGAGCTAGGTCAGGTGACGTTAAGCGTCGATGGTACCGGGGTGGGGCGTAGCGTAGTGGATATGCTAGACACTGAGTTCAAGCGCCGTGGTGCGAGCTCGAAGTCGGTACCAAGGGTGGACTTCAGGCGCGTCTCGGTCACCGGCTCTCAGACGCAGCTAAAGAGGCCAGAGCGCACGAACGGTTATTGGAGTGTGCCAAAGAAGGACCTCGTGTTCCCGGCAGTGGCCGCCTTCCAGCAAGGCAAGATACGAATAGCGAAAGGCATCAAGGATAGAGACGCCCTCGTGCACGAGCTCAAGAACTACCGCAGGACAACGAATATAGCCACGGGTAATATGGCGTTCGAGCCGTGGCGCGAGAGTGACCATGACGACCTACTCTTCGCCGTGTGCCTGAGTCTATGGGGTTGGCAAGTGCAAAAACGGGGGACGACGCGTGCTCGGATCATTTTCTAGGTCTAAGTTCCATAACAGCGGCGCGAGGTTGCCGTATGACGACCCGCAGGATCAGCCCGGCGGCAGAGGACTGGAACCACCGCCGGGCACCCCCTCCCTAGTTACGGCAGCGCCGGACGATGAACCGAAGCTGAAAGGAGACGTCACGCATTTGCTAGGTGCCCGCTAGCCAAGTCCAGTTCGGCTTCTCGCAATATCCGCTCCGGGTTCATACTCCAGATGGCGAAATAGCCCACCACAGTACCGTTCGGACGACGCAGGACAGCCACATCGGGGTCGTGGTCGACCCGGTAACCGGGCGGGAGCATCTTGTTGATCTTGTGCGCCTTCAGGACCACGAGCCCCGACATGTCCCCTCCAGGAGTAACTGTTACGGGCTTGACCTAGATGAACCCTGAACCTTATTAAACACTACATTTTGACCTCAGGTCAAGGCTAAGACCCCATATGTAGTGCAGGATGTTTTGACCTCAGGTCAAGGTTAAGACTTCCCATCTAGCGCAGGATGTTTTCTGCAGCGTTCTGGCCCCGCCCGGACTACCCTCCTGAAACTCAGGCATGATCTCATTCAGGCAGGATCTCATCGCACCCATCGACTCCGACCCTAGCATCCCACCACGATGCGGCGCACCGTCCACTTTGGCCGAGGCCTAAGGATATCTAGCTTAGATGCATCTTCGGCGTTTCGTCGCGCAGCTCCAGGCGTTTAAGGTTGGCTTCTAAGGGCTTTCGTTACTGGTCCTAATGGTCTAGTATCCTCCTTGTGGGAGAGGGCAACACACGTGGAGACAACGCGGCATCTAACCGCGAGGATGCCGCGCACGCAGGGTGGGTCACTACGCAAGTCGCGGCGAGGTCATTAGCCATATCACCGCGCACTGTCCGTTGGCACATCGAACAAGGACACATTGAAGCTGAAGCCCAAGGGGAAGGCGTAAGGCGAAGCTGGCTTGTCTCCATAGACAGCCTCCAAGCCTTTAGAGATGCGCGGCAGCGGCAAGATCAATCTCCGGGAGGCTTCCGCGAAGAACAAAAGAGCGCGGATATTGCCGCACAATCGCCCGGCAACCCTATCCGCGAACTGGCCGACCGGCTGGTGGAGGAGG